GCGCGGCCCTCTCGCTATGTTTTAAATCGACACTATCCCCATAACCCCGATCCTTGCCCAGCTTGCTAAGTATCCATTTGGAATCGGCAGAATCGCCGTTTTCGATATTCTTGAATAGCACGCTTTCGGCCATATCCAAGATGCTTTCCCGTTCATCCTTATACATCCGGGATAGGGTAGCCGATGCGTCGATATGCCTTTTCGCCGTGTACCAGTCGCAGCCAACGCGCTTGGCAATGGTTGATATAATGCTGCCACTGCCCGGAATAGCTGCTTTGAATTGTGCTACACTATATGTCTTACCCATTTGGATATTTTATCTTTTCACTTGCAGAGCCAGTCGTGCCCCGTTTCATTCTCAATCATATGCAATACACCCTAGATATGCCCTAGATACCCCTATCTTTCTATCAGCTGTTGCAAAAGTTCATGCAGTTTCCTAGTCAGCAAACAGTCGTTTGCATCCATCCCATAATCGCCGGTATTGTCTGGAAATGGCGAACGATACCCCAGAGCCCCAGGCAGAGCCGCCATATAATTCTTTGCGGTCTCTGTCCTATCCATCCACACGATCACTCGTTTGTATTTGAGAATGTCCCGGATTGCCGCTTCTGTCAGATGTGTATCTTTACCGCCCATTGATAGCACGTCAACCGCGCCGGCGGTGCTTTGCCAAACTGACATAGCATTCAATTCACCTTCACACAGCACCAGCGCAGGAACATTGTCTGGCCCGGAAAGAGCGCAGCCACCAAAAAGATGCCCGATAAACTCGCTTGCAAATTGCGCCGTCTGTTTCTCAGAACGTTCCTGCCCGTCTATGTCCGTGTAGGTTTGAACACTCAAAAACCGATAACGGATCGCCGGTATCTTCCCATTGCCCAGTATCCAGGGTAGGCAGATCGCCGGTTGCTTTTGCATTGTGCGCTGCTTTATCTCGCTATTCCAAGTGCCAGGCAGTGAGGCCAGGCAGAACCCCAGCCCAAACAATTCCCACATTTCAGGAAACAAGCCCCGGCCCGTCAGATAGTCCCGACCCGGTTGCCCCTCTGAACTGTCCAGAAGCGCCACAGAAGCGATTTTGGCTATGCTCTGCGCTTTGGTATGCGATAGCGTTTTGCGTTCTATTTTGGCCCGCTTGGGTGTCGCTGGTGAGCCTGTAGCCATTGGCAAAGATCCATCCGACAACGCCGCGCACGCTTCAAGAAATGACAACCCATTCAGCCATTGCAAAAACTCGATAGCATCCCCGCGCTTTTCGTGACATTGCCGACAAAAGAACCAATCAGCGTGACAGTGAAAGCGATCATCCCCGCCACACTTCGGACAAGGCCCGGCCACCTCTCCCGTCGATTCTCTGCGCAGAATCGTGTAATGCCCGGCCAGATCGCCCAGGTTGACGCCCTCTTTTATCTTTTCAGTGTCAATTGTCTGTGTGTTCATTAAAATACACCCACAACGCTACTTTGCCTGCCAGCGCGCCTCAATACAGTGTTAATTGGTTCGGTTGGTGTAACCATATCAACCTCACTTTCACCGTATCTGTGTAGGGTGTGTAGGGTGTGTACCTATTTGGGGTATAACCGCGTATGCATAATTCGTTTTTTTTACATTTTCCGTTATATACAAAATGGCTACACACCCTACACACCCTACACAGATTACCCACTTTTGCCATTATTCTGCCATATTATTGACAAGACCAACCCCCAAATAGAAGTTACCTACCCGTTTCCTTCTTTTATTGAATCCACGTTCTGTCAGTTTCTCTCCGAATTGCTTACCACCTTGCGGTCTTTCGCCGTTTTCCCTACACCAGGTTTCATATGTTGTATACAAAGCGCTTGCTTTCGTTTCTGCGTCTTTGATGTTGACTGTACATTCTTCCAGGAATGCAGAGAAAGTGTCAGAATCGACGCGGTATGCGTTCGTTGCCCGCTCAACTGACTTTGGAATGCCCAGCCCCTTCATGCGTTGCCATTCCAGACACCCACGAACGGCCCAGGCCAGAATACCAGCCGTCTCCTCTTTCAGTTTTTCGGGAAGATGCGGGTCTTTTTCTTCCTCGCTGATCGTTACGTCAAATGGAATAAGCAGGATACGCCGCCAAATTGCGTAGTCTGTGCCTTTCACTATTGGTTTGTGGTTTGCGACAAGCCAGAGCTTGTGTGTGGGATCAAACTGAAAAAAGTCCTGCCGCATATGGCGAGCTTTGATTTTATCGCCGCCTGTGAGTTGCTTGACCAGCCCTTCAGCCAGTCGTCGCCCGTCCTCTATTTCGATACTTGCCACAAGTCGTTTGCCGTATAGGTCCGCTACTTCTGTTGGATGGCGATCTCTCCCCACAACCAACAATTCCGGCGCCGCTTGTATGGCATAATCATCCCCCAGAATAGAGAGGATTGTATTCATGAAGGTTGACTTCCCATTTGCCCCGTTGCCGTGGAGAAAGAAAAGTTTTTGTTCGGACACATCGCCGGTCAACGCATAACCTACAGCCCTTTGCAGAAAATCCACCATTTCGGTATTGTCGTCCATAATCCGGTGAAGAAAGGCCAGCCAGAGCGGGCACGTTGCTGCCGGATCATAGTGGACAGGTGCAAGTGTCGTGAGTAGGTCAGTGCGTTTGTGTAGGTCAATATCTCCGGTGCATAGGTTGATTGTTCCGTTTTCTACGTTCAATAGCCACGGGTTCAGGTCGAAAATTTCAAACTCTGTGGCTATGGGCAATTCAGACTCTGTGAGTTTGACGATTGATTCCAGCCGTGCCCGTGTCTGGCATTTTTTCGCCCAATCATTCATCGCCGCGGCCTGTTTCCCCAGGTCGTTAGCCTCTTTTGCCAGCTTTTCGCGCTCTTTGTTGGTGAGGTCATCCGCGCCGGCATTGGTTGATTTTGTTTTGGCTTGGTCATGTAGCCCCGCTGCTTCGATGTAGTATCCTGTAGCAGTGCGTTTGGCTTCTCTCATTGCTAGCCCTGTTTTATCCTTTGTCCAGCGTTCCCCCGACCAGGTCAGCCAGCCCCATTGCTGGGTATAGCGAAAGTTCTGTCCGTGTAGCCGTGCAAATCGTCTGGCGTTGCCCAAGTCTGTGAATTGTTCCTTATCTGCCTCCTCCTGTCCTGCCGTTGTGCCTTGCCCGTCTGGTGAGTCGCTGGGTTCGTCCAGTGTCACCAGACTCTCTTTCAGAATGGCGTCATAGTTCCGTTTTTCGGGTTGACTGCCCTCGTTTAACATGCTAAAATTAGACATAGAAAACGACTGAGCGTTGCTTTCTACCTCTGCCACCAGTTCATCGCTGGTGGCATTTTTTTGTTCTGTCATTGTTACACCGCCGTTGTTTCTGTGTTAGGACCTGCCCACACAATAGACCAGACACCCGGCTTTACGTCTTGTACATCGTCAACCAGTAGCCGGAGAATCTCCGACATATTCATCCCGGCCCGATCTGCGATACCTGCCACTTTTGCCGCTTGCTCGCTTGTGGTCCGAAAGCCCAAAATCACCTGTTTAGGTTGTTTCATTTGTCCATCCTTTCGAGATAGAAAAACATTTGTTTATCGTCGTCAAATGGCCTACACTGGACATGAAATGCAAAACGGACTACTTGGAAGATTCCAGGTAGTCCGTTTCGCTTGATAGAGAAGTTTTATCGGAAACGTCCGGTGAAAGACGTATTACCGCAAAGAGGCAAGAGGATTCGTGAGGAATCCTCAATGACAAAATGTCATTACCATGTTATTTTTTGACAAATTGTCAAAAAATAACATAGAATGATAAAACTTCCGCTGTTAAGCGGGAACTACTTGGAAACCGTCACCCTCTTGCCTGCAAGCAGAAGGGGTGGCGGTTTTTGTTTAACCAGTTGATTCATTATAAGTGATATTCTCGGTTCTGACAAGTCCAAGATCCCATAATTATGGCCAAATTTGTTGGACTGTTTGTACATTCGTTCTACGTCATCATTAGCAAGGCCAGTGGGTCACGGCCCACAACATCCCATACCTTCTACATTTCTTTGTCATATTTGTCAAACCTAATCAACGCATATCCCCCCTTCGCCCTTTCGCGGTCCGTTTTCGGCGATGGCGGGCCAGCCGTGCCAGCCATGAATAGGACGGTTTTTGACGGCGTATAGAGCGCCGCAATCTGTCCACTTCCAGCTGGTTTTGAGCCAGAACCGCCGACATTCTGGACAGATTCGCATTCAGTTTCGTGTTCTCTTTTTGGAGTTCCTCAAGTACCATAGCCGATGTGTCAGTGCCCCGGTAGTCGTTCAAAACCCGGTCAAGTAGTGCTGTCATCATTCACCCCCAAATACTGCGCCCTGGCAATCTCCAGATAGGTCGTCAACGCCATTTTCTTGAGTTCGTGGGTCTGATCAAGTTCCTTTTCCCGAAGGTCGGTAGCCGCATCGATGCGGTGTCGCTCTACCCCGTTCCTGCTATGTTCAAATTCCTGTCCATTCAGCCGGATGAATGTAGCCGCCGTGAGCGCAGAGAACCCGATCAGCAGGTAAGGCCAGGATAGGCCCATCAACCAAACGACACCCGCCGTCAGCACAAGCCAGACGATTGTCATAGGCAAGAGCCGGATAACCTGTCCCTTTGCGCGGCTGACGGGTGTGGCGTATTCCTCACTTCCGCCGGTGCCGTTGTAGAGCGCTGGGTCAACCGTCACCAGATGGCCGCCTGCCTGCCCCGCGTCGCTACCGGCCAGCCGCTCTATCGGAAAATCGATATTGTCACCCGGCATCCACCGCGTAGCAGGCCCGCTCACAATATCTTGGCCACTGTCAAGACCACTGGTTACAATTTCCGCACGTTGCGCCGTTCGTCTTGTCTGTGCCATACTTTTCCTCCTTTTGGACAAACAAAAAACCCCACCGGATAACCGATGGGGTGTGCGTGTGCGTTCTTGCATTGATTCTGTTAGAATCGTCCGCAGGTCTGCCGATGCCCATCATCGGTTTGACTTAAGAACGGGTAGGCGTTTGAAGCGTCTGCCCGTTCTGTATTTATTCAGTTGTTGGTTGGCACTCTATCACCAGCGTCGGGAAAGTGCAAACCGGCAAAATGTCAGCCAATTTGGGTAATTCGGGAATATAACCCCTGTGTTACTGGCCGGATTGAGACAATTTGAAGTAGACCGGAGCTTTTAGATCGCACCCGCAAAGGACGGAAGGGTCGTAGACTGCCAACAAGTTCTCGTCCTCATTGTCAACCTCCAGACAAAAATTTCCCGATGTGCTTCCTCCCCTAAACAAATTGGCTGACATTTCGTCAGGGAGTACTCCGCAATGTTTTTCATAGAGCACGCCCATATCGCCCACAAGGTCAAAGTCTGTTGACCCGACTTGAACGGATTCACTGGCCGAACCATTGACATTGGTAATCATAACTTCCACCATCACATACCGTTTTGACTCCCCAGGTGGGTCATTGAATCGATTCTCCGCCTGAACCACTGCCCACGCGTTATAGTTGACTGATAGTATATGCACTTCATTTCCATTCGCTGTTAAATGCGCTGAGCCTGCCGGGATAGGATTGGGGCGGGAGCCAATCTGATTCTCTTGCGGGCTGACCGCTCTTTCTATCTGCGCATCGACCAACTCAAATAGTAGGACTGTGGCTTCCGGAATCGTGATCTGATTTCCCAGCAATGCCTCATACGTTTTTCGTCCATCAATCCGTAACCATAGATCAACGATGTCTTCTTCCAGTAGCCGTGTCTCCCCGCTGTAATGGACATACAAGTGATCGTCCCAGACGAAACTGCCAAGTGTAACGGCAATTCGTAGGGCATAATTGTCCCCAAACCCTTCTTGTACCTGCGAAACTTGACCGCGATAATAGACAACGCTCCCAATATAAGATTCGGTATTGCGGGCCAATTCTTTGTAGTCAATTTGTATAGCCTGAGCTTTAACATCAGGGGTAGGTGTGTTAGTAGGTGGTGACGTAGTAGGGGTGAAAGTTGCGGCAACGGCTGCCGCCTGCTGGCCAGGTTGAGTAGAAGTAACCGTCTCATCGCCGGAAAATAGACTGCCAATAAAAGTCAGAACGATGCATAGGAAGAAGACGACTACAGCTCCCACACCAATTTTCTTCAAAATTCCAGTGTTCTTCTTTTCCCCTAGCTGTTTTCCTTTTTCCTTCTTGAATCCCGGCTGTTCTGCATTGCAGTACATACAAACCATAG